CCACCAAGAACACCAATTTCCAGTATGCGTGGTTTCTTACCAACGAACTTACCTAAGTGTCTTTCATATACATCAAAATAACCAGACCATTTAGTACAACCCTTGTCCAAATTCCAGAAGATTTCTTTTAGATTATTTGTCATTATATTTCGCCTCAATTATTTTTTTCCATTCCGGTACTCGATCATACTGATGAACAATAGTATACTCCATTCCTGTCGATGTTACAACTTTATCATCTTCCATTTTTGGTGATGGTTCGAGCAAGAATGGACGGAACTGATCTATCTTACTAGGATCGGCAGTTGTACCCAATTGACATGCCCATCCATCTTCCGATCTGGTATACATGGAAGTTGACAAATAAGGATGTTGTGAAATTAGAAAGTTGAATGTTGATTGGTCACAAATTTTGATTGGTCGATGCATACATGATGCAAAGATGTTCATCATCAAGTCTTTCATGGCGTATCCATAACCAGCAAGAACACCTACATTAAAGATAGTATGATTCTTGAAGTCCTCATATATCTGTGGTCCAAATGTTTCTAAAAGATTTTGATTACCCCACGGTTCATCTTTATACTTCATACTCTCAGATGAGAATACCAAATTTTCTTGTCTCATCTCTGCTAGATTTGCTTTCAACCATTCAGATGGATTCTTTTGAAACACCACATCTTTGACATCGGTAGTAATAACAAACCGATATTGATTATCTTTTAAAAGTTGGTAAATATGAAAGAATCTCTCAACATGAACCATCATGTTGGAATTGTATGTTAAATTACCATTTGTATCTTGATTGAATGCTATGATAGAGAAACCTGAATCAGAAATCTTCTTTACGGTATCTTTATCACAGTTCATGAGAATCAGAACTTTATCACCTTCAAAGCCTGATCTATTGATGGAATTAACCCAATACTTCAATTTCGACCAATCGTAATTAGTCGCACAACCCACGATCAAATCCTTCATAACAACTCCATTAAAAATTATTCTTTAGTCCATTTACCTATCGGACAGTCCACACCAGAAAGTCTTACTTTAAATGGCATAAAACATCCACATTTATTACATGTTTTAAACTTACTTATTTCTTCACATTCCAGACAGATAGCATATCGTTTTTTCGCAAAAGGTAATTTTTCGATTTTTGCTTCTTCTCGTTGCAATAACTCTTCATCAGTATAATGTTTACTATCTTCCATGATTAATTTGTGTTTTTCTTATATATCTCTACACTTTGACCAGGTGTATCTTGCACATACTTCTGAACGGATTCCGGTCTACCCCATTCGCCAGCACCTGCTTTGGAGACAAACTCCTGTTTACCTTCTAGGTCTTTGATATATTCTTTGAATGATTTCATACGGCAAAAGATGAACCGCAACCACAGGTTGCTTTAACGTTAGGATTACGAATAGTAAAATTAGAACCCATCATACTTTCGGTATAATCTATTTCTGCTTCAGTCATATACTGCATACTAACACTATCTATGACAACTCCAACACCATCTTTTTCGAATGTAAAATCATCTTCTGCTGGTGCTTGTTCTTCAATCGAGAATCCATACTTGAATCCTGTGCAACCACCACCCTCAACAAACACACGTAGTTTAAGTGATGGGTCTTCGGCATCAATAATAGTTTTAATTTTATTTGCGGCTGCTGGTGTAATGGTAATCATTTTTTACCTAAGAATTTTTTCGGCTTTTGTGATGGTTTAGCTGGAGTCTTCTCTTCTTTGTACAACTCCACCGTCTTTGGTGGTTCTGGTTTGAGCATATTTTTAAACATCAAGACAACTCTCGGTTTTTCTCTCTCAGTTATTATCTTGACTGCTTCTAACTTAGATTCATAACTTTTGGCACCGTCTAAGAATTCTTCTGGTACCGAAAGTTTTTTCTTTTTGGGTTTTAAAGCATCTAGCTTTTTCTTAAACTCTTCTTGTTCGTCGTTCATTATCCACGTGTCAATGAAAGTATTTTTTGTATTTGTGCTTCAACAAGAGTTTTACGATTTGGCCAATAAATGTATTCTTTGTCTGCTGTCTTCAACAACTTAGTAAAAAATGGTAAAACAAGCTTCTCCACCTCTGCCAACCTATGTTTGTAAGCTTCTGCTGTGTCTGCGGTTTCAGTAATAACAGCATTGTATTCGGCTTCGGAAACAGCAGAAAAACCAAAGTCATCTTCTCCGTATTCGGCTAATATTTTATTGATATCGTATGACATTCAATTCTCCTTTCCTTTATTTATACTTTGAAACCACCAAAATTCTTTGTACGGCGTTCACGTTCACCAAACGTATTCAAAGGCTTATCGTCCACCTGTCCAGCATCCACCAAGTCTTCCTGCGCTACCTGTTCAACGTCATATAGTTTCATCTTGGCACGATCAATGCCAATCACAAACCTCTTAAAATAGTTAGGGTCATTGTATCGATTCTTTAGTTGTTTTACCATTATTTGATTCATCTGTTGCAGTTCTTCAGTTGAAATCAAGGCAAACATAAAGTCTGCTGTTGCTGGTAAACCAAATGATTCTGATGTATCTTCAAGACCAGGATCAGAACTGGTAAATCCTGAACGAGTAGTTTGTGTAGCGGAAACAATCGGCACGTTGAATTCAACTGCCAAACCGCGCAACTCTTCAGCAATAGCCTTGATATAACTGTATGAGTTTACATTGGCACCCGCTTTGATTCGTGCCGATGAACAGATGTTTAAGTAATCAATAAAGATAATACTTGGTTTGAAACTTTTCTTGAGTTGAAGTTCATTCAGTAGAGCACGGAAATGCATTGCCGATGCAGATGCTGTTGGATATTCTTTGATGATAAGTTTACCTTGTGTTTTTGAACACAATGCTGTGAACTTACGATCATAGTCCGTTTTACTCATCGTATGTAAATCAGATATATCAATGTTCAATAGATTAGCATCAATTCGTTCAGCAATTTTTTCTTCTGCCATTTCTAATGTAATGTACAAAACATTCAACCCCTGTGACATTGCTGATGCAGCCACATGACACATGAACAAAGATTTACCTACACCTGTACCAGCAAGTGCAATGTTCAATGTTTTGTTTGGTATACCACCTTTAGTGATCTTATTGAAGATATCCAAGTCAAATGGTATTTTTGTTTCGTGCCGATGATAGAAATCGAATCGACTGCTGTAGTCATCAATGTAATCATGTCCTACAGATGAATCGAATGAAACTCCAAGTGCATCACTCAAGAGTTTTGGTATAGAACCTTTGGATTGTTTATCCACTTTGTCATCAAGGATACGAACTGATTCCATGATGGCATTATAGATTGCCTTATCTTGGCAGAACTTTTCAGTCTGATCGGTCAGCCATTCCGTATCTGTTGGTTCGTCTTTATTTGCATTGATTTCACGAATCAATTCAACAGCACCACGAACTTGTTCTTCTGTTAACTTCTTAGATTCTGTGAAATTGATTACGAGTGATTCGTATGTGGGTAGATGTTTATACTGATTGATGTGTTCGTTTATTTCTGTGAATACATTTTTCTCTGTGGAATCGGAAAAGTATTCTAACTTGATAAACGGTAAAATCTTACGTGCAAATGCCTCATTGTATATTAAATTCTTGAGGATCGTCGTTTCTAATCTTTTCATTGGATTGTTTCAGTAGAATATCTGTTAGTATATCACCAATCATTGTATGAAATTCTTGATCAATTGTCAAATCATGAACGGTGAAATTCGGAGAATGCTCAATCGTATAATCAAAATATAATCGAGCAAACTCACCCTCTTCAATTACCTTTGCTTTACCATAATGATACAGCACACCAGCATACTTTCCTTTTAGTATACCAATGCCTGTTATTTGCTCATCATCAGACGGTATAAATTGATAATCGATTTCTTCTTTATAACCCACTTGCTTCTTCTTCCAGAACGTCATCTTGTCCAAGAATGCTACTATACGTGATCTCATATCGTTTCCTTACATATTCTTTAAATTTCTCACTGGCAAGAATATCATTCCAGAATTCTGCATTCTGTGTATCATCAAAGCGTTTCTTATCACCGATCTCACCTGTCTCTTGATCGACCTTTGCATACCAACCATTGGATGGTTTATTTACAAAGTTACCCTCAAGTGCAATGTCCATCAGACCAGAATACTTTTGAATACCACCATCAAATGAAACTGCTACAGGAATCTTTGACTTCTCACGAACAAAACGTGATTTCTCAACGTTGATGATGAAGTTATATCCTGTGATTTCAGTTCCGGTCTTTTCTTGCTGGCGACCAAGAATCCAAATCGTATCTGCTGAATAATATGAACCTGTACCACCACCAACGATGTCTTTAGGATACAGACCGATTTCTTTGTATGTGTGATTCACAACAATCATCGGAATGTCTTTCATCGTCAGATGTGGTGTGACCATACGAAACAAACTCTTAATTTGTTTAGCACGACTCATGTCTGCTACAGTCTTACCTTCAATAGAATCGTCAACTTCTTTCTTAGATGCCAGATTACCAATAGAATCAAGAATGATAATAACCTTATCTTCTTTACCAATTTCCTGCATCTGTACCATGATGTCATGTTTCAACTGTTCAACATCAGTAATTGGTGTATGTAAAACGCGATCAGTATCAATATTGAATGTATCAAAGTAAGCTTGTGGTGTACCGAACTCTGAATCATAGAACAGTACTACAGCATCAGGGTATTTCTTCATATATGCCGATGCCATCAACAAAGCAAATGCTGTTTTAAAGTGTTTGGATGGACCTGCAAACATAGTCAATCCGGGTGTCAATCCACCATCCAGATTACCAGATAGTGCGACATTTATCATAGGCACATCAGTTTGTATCATGTCTTTTTCTGTAAAGAACTGTGACTTTGCAAGTATCGACGAGTCTTTAATCGTCGAACCTTTCTTTAATCTATCAAGAACGCTCATTCATATCTCCATTCATGTCAGCTATTTTATCTTTGGCAATAACAGTGTGGTTATCATCTACAAAGAATGATTCTAAACTAGGCGTTGTTGCCTTGTCAATTTTCTTTTTCTTAATTACCTTTATTGGTTCAGGTTTTGTTTGTTTATCTTGTTTCAATCTACGATAAGTTTGATTGGCAGCAATCAGCAACAATACCGCAAGTGGATCAAATACCACAATAATTACAAATATAACTAGTCGTACTGCTTTGTCTATCAAGTCTCGGTCTTGCGTCCCATAAACTACATCTGCCACATATTTTATAGGCCCCAAGTCCGACTCAGCCTTTTTAATTTCCAAGGATATAGGAGACTTTTCCTCCGTAATTTTCTGTATTTCGGTCTGCGCCCTAGCAATCTCATCAGCCTGTCGTGTGCGCTCCTTCTGTTGGGTTTTGCGGATTTGATTCGCCCTTTCCGCACCCCTTTCATCCGTTGACCTTGCCATGACTTGATCAACCGCCGCATCCAACTGGAGGACATTTTTGCGATTAGCCTCGATACCCTCTTTGAGGGTTTTAATCTTCTCCTCATAAATCATTTCCTTTTCAACTAATGGTGAAATGCTTGATGAATGTTCAATGTGTGCCTTTGAAAGATAACCAAAAATACCCATCGAAGTGATTGCCATTAATAGTATAACGGCAGTCAGGAAATAAAATTTCATCGCAGAGAATGTATCTTTCCAATGCGTATGTAACCACGATACAGTTACCAATTTTGCTGCTTCAAGTACAGAACCCATGATAATAATTGGCCAGTATGAACCAGGAAATATCTGTGCAAGACCAATTACAGAATAGTACGCTGCAATTGCAGATAAAGCAATAGCAGTCAAAAATGGTAATATGGCATGTATCATCCGAAGAAACTTTCTAAAGTTGCTTGTTTTTCAGCTTTCCAATTCAAGCAATTTAAAATAACCTGAATTGGCTCCAAGAATGTTTTCTCAAACTGTGTATCATAATCAATGTATTCCTGTAAACCAAATTCTTTTGGTAAACGTGTTGGATATGATATGACAGTATCTTTAAATGGATTCGGTGTCCTTAAATACGTAAACTTCAGCTTCTCACCTTCTTGTATCAAAGGATACTTGTTAGTAAGATTTAATTGTTTCAGATAATGATTATAAAGTATTGCACCCTTAACATGAATCGGTGTTCCTTTTCTGTAAAGAGTTACTGAATCAGAGTATTCTTGTAAACCATTCAATCCACGTGGGAACGAAATGTCTTCCGCAGGTAATGATTTAAATTTATCTCTAAACTCTGAGATAAAATTCTGTATTTCAGATTCATCCGAAACCATGATCAACTTGATTAGTTGACGCATCTTCTCACGCACAGCATATGGTGTAGAAGACTTGATCATCTCAAGACCCATAACTTTTAAGTGTGGTTCATTATACTGAACACCTTCATTGTTATAGACATTAAGAATGTAGCGTTTCTTGGCAGTCCAGATACCTTTATCTGCAAGTGCCTCACGCTTCATGATCATTTTTTGGTCAAACGCATGTACATAATCAGCAAGTTCCTTATAGCTTTCATCAATAAACGGTTGCAGTTTCTCTTCACACGCACTATCCATGAATTCGATAACTTTATTGGTAGGCATCGATACTTTGCCTCCCGAACCGCACACTTTTTCAACCAGTGGGCTAAGTTTGAGATAAATCGAATCTGTGTCAGAGGCGATAACATAATCTGTTTCAGTCTTCAGTAAATTGTTTAAATATTCATTTAGTTTATTTTCAATCCAACGAATAGACAATTGACCTGCTGAAGTCACAGCTAGTGCTATGCGTAAATCATAGAACCTAAAATACTGTGAACCCATTGCACCATATGCTGAATTCAATGAAACCTTTTTGGCTAGTTGCAGATTGTTGTATCGTGCAATCAGCTTCTCGATTTCATATTTCTTCGAATCGTCTTTTTCATCTTCATAATCTTGCTGTGCCTTGAGCATCAGCTTTTTGTACTTCTTACGATCTTCATACATCTCAAGCATCATTTTCGGTAAGAAACCCTGCTTGTCGGTACGGAAGAATTGTGCATTGGGTGTCACTGTAACACTAGTGAGTTTCGAAGTGTCTATACGCTTAACTAACAAAGCATCAACAGAAACATCCTGTGAAAGAACCTCTCGCATCTCATCAGTATAATCTTCAGACTCAAGCAACGTTTCTGGTGAAATGTTGTATTGAATAATCAAGTGTGGATATAGACTATTCAAGTCAAACGATGCCACCCAATTATGTAAGCCCACCTGTGGGTCTTTGACGTATGCACCTTCAAATGCCGCTGTTTTATTTTGTATCACCCGTGGTGGAACAATGATATGCTTATCGTGAAGGTAGTTATATATCAATGCATCCCACATACGAGTTTGTGCAAAAACATCCTCATAATTTGTTTTAGTGTCATATGCCAGAGTTAATGCCAACTCAATCAACTTCAACTTATCCTCAAGCTTCAGAATAAGTTCAACGTCTTTGATGTTGTATTCGATAAACTTTTGATGATTCAATCTATACAATTGATTCAAATTGTCATATTCATCAAATGACAATTTATTCTCACCAAGTTCTACACTGGCAATATTATCCAGTTTATAGGATTCTTGTGACTTACCATTTGGAGCGTACCATTGATACAGTTCATAATAGTCAAGTACTGGTACGCCAATAATCTCATGGATTACTTGCGTTTTACCTTTGAAAGTAGTTTCACGTTGACTTAAAAATCCCCAAGGTGAAAGTTTCTTTAGGTTATCTTCGCCAAGTATACGTGTGAAGCGATTGATAATGTAAGGAATATCAAAAAGCTTGACATTCCAACCAGTGACGATATCAGGATAGCTATTTGACCAATCAGCAAGAAACCGTTTACACAAATCGACTTCATTTTTACATAAGACATAAGTTTCATCACCTTTTACTTTATACTCACCACAACCATAAACAGTAACTCCACCATTTAACTGCTGAACACCAATAGCAGTAATTGGTTCAGTTGCTTTAGTTGGATCAGGAAATCCATTCTCAGAACCTACCTCAATATCGATTATGAGAATTGATAAATCATTAATATCCCAATCGACAACACCTCTAAATGTGTCTGCAATGAAGGCATACTCATACCGAGTATTACCATAGATTTTAAAGTTTGCAACATCTTCATAACGTTTAACGAAATTTCTTGTTTCACGAATGGTTTCAAATTTCATCGCCTCCAGTGGTTCATTAAATAATGTTTTCCACTCTGTGGCTTTCTTGGATGGCAAAAACAAAGTCGGAGAGTATTGGACTTTTTCCTTGACTCTCCGACCATTGTTGATACCTCTATACAGGATATTATTACCATGTATAGCAACACTGGTATAGTATTTACTCATTAAATGATTATATCATAGTTTCAAGCCAGCAGGAGCGATTTCAATACGACTAAACATTCTAGTATATTGATTTAGCAAATCTGTTACAGGTGTATTGATTGTCAAAACTTCTGATTTTGGCAATTTTACACCTTTATCAAATTCTTCAACAAAAGCAAGATATGGTGCAAAACCAACTCCACCAGGATCACTAGCAGAACGTGGTGGTACTGCAATTACTTGCACTGGATTTTTGATAATATAATTGGTTTCGTCTTCACCTAAATCACCCATGATGGTCTGGTGAGTTTTAAATGTTACACATTTAATTTCATTCATGCTGCCACCTTCATTGAAGTTTCGAGAACATCAAGTGTCACCCATTTTTTAGGAAACAACATTTCACGACCACGAAAGTCGGCGATGTCATACGTTGGATCATCAACCAAACCAATCAATTCAACCTTGTTGTCGAATTCGCGCAGTACAACATCATATTTGTATGCTTTAGGATATTTTGGATTTGTTTCTGCGATTTGTTTTGCGACTTTTGTAGTTGAACTCATGCAAACTCCTTATAAATCATCATTTTTAAAATTATAATAAATTTTTCACTCAGTGTCAAGTTTATATACATCTATACCGCATTTTTTTAAAAAATCAGCACCACCATTTGAACTCGAATAAGAATTTTTATAGTATACCTCTTTGATTCCTGCTTGATGTATGATTTTAGCACAATTTAAGCAAGGTTCATGCGTAACAAATAATGATGCGCCATCTGAAGAATTGGTGGAACGTGCAACCTTTGCCAGAGCATTGGTTTCGGCATGAAGCACTTCACGCTTAGTTCTTTTTCTTGACCAACCATGAGCAGTTTCAGTATATCCGTTTGAAATTAATACTTCTTGAGAAATGTAACACTCGTCTTTCAAGATATATTCGATATCTTCACAGACATTATCCCAACCGCTTGGCATACCATTATACCCGATACCAATGATTGTGTTGTCTTTTACGACTACGCAACCGACATGAAGTCTAGTTGCTGATGATAATTCTGCATATACTTCAGCAGCCTTCATGTGTGCTTGTATAAATTTAGTTTTCATATTATAAAGTAAGTACTCACTTCACGTATAGCTTTTGGGGGGATTTCTTCCGCGACTATTCCAAAATCACTAATGGCACATGGATTGGAGCCTTGGCATTCATCGCAATGAAGAATGGTAGGAACCTTTCACCTAAAAATCCTGGATACCTCCAAGGCAGTGGTTCTGGTGTGGTCTGTTGTGTTGGATATGCTGTCTTGGCATATGTCCAAATGTACTCATAGATTTCAAACAACTCACTGACATACTTTTTAAACAATTGCTTACGCATGATGTAGCAAGTCTCAAAACTGATTTTATTACCGTTGAACCAATCTAGTTTATTACGATAGTCAGGTAACAATTCAGTAATTGCTTTTTCAAACAGTTCCCAATACTCAGCAGGTTGTGACTGTAGATACTGGTCTTTGATTGAGAACGGCAAATGAGTTTGTATGTTAGTGATGACATCATGATTTTGAAGCATGTGCAATGCTGCATTTGCCATTCGATCTGATGATAGATAGTCAGCATTTATTTGATTTGCTGCCATAGTAATCTTTGGTACTGCTTGTGTAATATCATCAAGTAATAAGTATCGACGATACGTTGTGCAACCAATGTAGTCTGTCTTACCATACTTCCACAGCCAATACTCGGATGCTTGTTGACCCATAGCTTTTAAAAAATCAAGTTCAGTTACACCACGATAGTGATGATGATATTCTTGAATTCGATTTGGTTCACGTGATGTGTTAATCCACACACCTTCTTTACTTGGTGGATAGTATTCATATGCTCCTGTACCACCAGCATATGCTGCTCTCATCCATGAAGAGTTATGATTAAATGGAAAGTCCTTGTGAAAGTGACTTAACATTAATAAATCATTCATCTACAACTTCCTCTTTCTTTTTCTTTTTGAACTCAAGTTTCGGTGCAATGATTGCTGATATCATGGCATCACGAAAATCTTTTTTGCGTTCACGTTCCATATTGATCAAAATGACCTTCAATGGTTTTGTCATTCTAAAATTTGAATTAGGTTTCATTACCATGCCCAAGAAACAAATGAGTATCTGGTGCCTTCAGTCACCAACTTGACCTCATGTGGATATAAAAAGTTTGAAGGAAATATCATTATTTCACCTGCTTTTAACTCAACAATTGTATCATCCCAAAATTTAAGTTCACCTCCTTTGTAATCATTATTCAAAGAACCTAGAATACTTAGTGTGGGGATACCTTTTCGATTACCATCAAACATGGAATGAATATGGTCACAATGAAGTTTCATTTGCGTATCTGTACGATAACGATTGAATCGTACTTCAGAGTAACCATTCCAACTAACAAACCACCCCTTCATGTCCAAATCTTCTATGTATTTCTTCAATGTATTCCATATCTGTTCCATAATCAAATCTTTTGTTTCAATCTGTGAGTATGCTACAGACAACTCATGTTCATAGGAATGATATGTACCATCAGTTGAATTGTAAAATTGATGTGTTTGGAATTCTTTATCTTTTTCTTCCAGAGCATTAACTGTCTTGATACATTCTTCTTCAGAAAGCACCTGATAAACTTTAAGATATGATTCTATATTTCTGTCCATAATATACCTTTCAATAAGTGGGGCATGAAGCCCCACTCTTTATGACGCTTGATTGTCAGCGTAAGTTGACGGGTCTAAGTGTCTTTGTTGCTCTTGTAAAAGTTGTGGCTTAAACTCTTTCAAGTCATTACCAATTTCAATCTTGCGTGGTTTCTTATGTTCAGGAATGATGTTCTCAAGTCCAACACGTAGAATACCATCTTTAATTTCAGCACCTTTCACTTCAATGGTGTCTGCAATCGTAATTACTTTGGTGAAAGAACGAGTGCCGATACCACGGTGTAGATATGTTGAATCATCTTTATCTTTCTTCTCACCTTTGATTATCAAGTTACCTTCTTGAACTTCAATATCAATTTCATCTTTAGCAAAACCTGCAACAGCAAGTTCTACAACATACTTATTATCATCTGCTTTGATGATGTTGTGTGGTGGGAAAGTTGATGGTTTGATTTCACTATCAAGAATTTTCTCAACATCACGAATAAAGTTTTCAAAACCAAGTGTTTGATGGAACAACGGTCCAAATGAAATGCGTGTCATACTTTTCTCCTATTAAGCAAGTTAAATTACGTGACCCCGAAGGCATCACGACTTACTTGACAACCTCAAACGCTGTGCGATTGACAAGATAAGTTCTTTGAGGATTTGATTCGGCAAAGACTCGAACAAATTCGTTGGAGCCTTCCCTAATCACATCATCGTAATCTCTAGTGTATACTTGTTCTTTGGTGTACTTATTTACAAGCTTGACCAAATTGTTTTTCACTTTGTTCATGATCATTCACCATTTCAGTATTCGTTTTTCTTCTTACCTATATTATATTTAGCAATCAGTTCCCAATCATCCTTCTCTTTGAAAGCAATGATTTTGATTTGGTGAATCGGTGCCATGTTATGTTCAACTATATCATAGTTGATAATTTTTAACAAGCCCCACTCTTCTAACAAGTTGGCAATAGCATTACGTCTTTGTATATCATTTTCGGTAATCGTAGATAGTTTACCGTCTAAAGCAAATAGTTCTTTGAAATGTGTAATGTAATACTTGCCCTGCTTATGTAGTATATGGCAAGACTGATACAATACTTTTTCTTTCCTAGAAGAAACCCCAATCCGTGTTAGCGTTTCCCTGACCTTCAGGAAGTCATCCTGTTCCACCAGAGTGACTTCAACAAATTTCGATAAATCAACCATATCATTTTCCCAATCCACCCGTTAAGGTCTGTTCTTTTAATTGTTGGATTTGTTCTTTGGTTAGTAGGCGCAAGGCTTCAAGTGCCTTGGTGTCGGAGAATCCATAGACCAGCTTTACGCATTCTATATCATCATTTTCTTCCGACTTTTCCCACTTCGCATAGGGTCTTTTCATAGACCTAATGGTATTTAGTAAAAAGTCATTCTGCAACTTTTTGTCTAAATGGGGACGTTGATTCATCTGATTAACAAAGTACACACAATCCTTGTAAAAAGACAACCCTTTATTCACCAAGAAAGGTTTGTATGATTTCTCTGTAAGTTCATCCACAATAAGATTCTTTTTGTCTTTAAGAATCTCTTTAACATAATCAAATGGGTTGCTCATTTATTCCACACTAAAAATATCAGTAACAAGGGTGGGATTATCTCGGAGCAAAGCAACAAAAGCGTGGGTAATAATCTTGACCTCTTCCTCAGTCAAATGTATACCATAGCTGTCAGAAAGCAAATGAAGTATCTCATGGAAGATTGCTATCTGTTTCGTTTGTGCTGTGTGTGTTGTGTTAATGTTGATTTCTTGTTTATTAAAGTCTGCTGATCCGATCAACCCCCCCATTTCCTCAACTGTTTTAAAGTTAATTTTATATTCTAATCCCGAAATCTTTATTGTCTTCATTTCTTTTTCCTTTTTTTATATCTCCTGTGATACTCCAGCAATTTTTTAATACCTTCTTCGTTATCCCCAAGCAAACCAAAGGCAACGTTACATGCATTACAGAGCCAACCACGAAAAGCAAGTGTTTCTGGATCGTGATCCATTGCCAAGCTAACCTTCCTCCTGCCAGCCTGATTCACTGGTGGCTTTCCACAGCAATCACACACCTCTGTCTTTGGTGGTGCGGTCTTTCGTATATGATTCGTTTGCTTTGAACGCTCTTTAATACATGATCTACATCTGGTATCATATCCATCGTAGCACCCCTTGTGTTTAGGGAATTCGAACAAAGGTTTCTCGGTGCTACAGTATGAACATGTTTTTGCAAGTACTTTCTCTTCCCCAAAAAGGTTTCGTACTTTCAAATAAATTCCCCATTCGCCATGATCTCAGTCAAACACGCGACCAAATTAATTTCACGATCAGCAACGAATGCTTGTTTGTATTGGTAGTCAGCAAGAATTACTACGATTTGTGGAATGCATTGTGGTTTCAAAAACTCATACATGCCATCATAAAGTTTACGATAGATTGTAGTATGATCACCATCAGATGTTGCTGCCCACTTACGCATGGATGTAAAGTCTTTAGCCTTCAGATACTTAACCACATCGGCAATTGATATGTCAGCAATCTGAGATAGAAGACCTACATCAATCTTACCTAACTTAGCGTATCGTTGCAGTTCATTAATGACTCGACGAAAATCTGGAAAGTGTTTCTTGATGAGTTCAGCAACAACCTTCTTGTCGTATTCAATTTTTTCTGAGTCTAACACATACTCGATTCGTTTAAAGAATCCAGATGCCATCTGTGTCTTCTCATCAGCCTTGAGATTAAAATCTACAACGGCGCAACGTGAATGTAATGGTTCAATGATCTTTGCTTTATAATTACATGTAAAGATAAATGAACAGTTGTTGGCAAACTCTTCAATAGCATTACGAAGAATAGCTTGTGCATTGGCAGTCAAGTAATCAGCTTCATCGATGATGATAACTTTTCTACCGCCAAAGAATGCTAATGATGATGCATAGTTCTTTATCTTGACACGAATTGTATCAACACCATTCTCATCAGAACCATTGATTATCATGAAGTCGCAGCCGACTTCGTTGCACATTGCCTTGGCTATTGTTGTCTTGCCGACCCCCGCCCCACCAGACAACAGCAGGTTGGGTATCTCTTTTTGGTTCACAAATTCTTGAAATACCTTCTTTAATCTGTCTGGAAGAATACAATCTTCCACTTTCGTTGGACGATACTTTTCTGTCCACAAGAGATGTTCCATGAGAACCTTTCACATAAATCATATTAATTAAAAAACTCTTCAAGAGTTGTCTGGTTATCCTCTACTTCGATTATCTTTTCTTCAGCCATAATTCTTTCTTGCTGAAGAGATTGATACTCATGATTGAGTTCACAACCCAAATACTGCCTACGATTCTTGATAGCAACTGCTGCGGTAGTACCGGAACCCATGAATGGGTCAAGCACTATATCACCTTCACGTGAACCTGCTAATACACAGGGTTCAATTAGTTCCTGTGGATAGACTGCAAAGTGTGCGCCCTTGTATGGTTTGGTATTGACTGTCCACACACTACGCTTGTTAGCTTTAGTGTAGTCATTCTTTTTTAAACCACCCATCTTTGTACGACCTGGTGTGTTGTTCAATCGAGTTTCGTCACGATTGCGATCTGTGTTGTCTGTGCTTGTAGCATCATATTTAATTGCTTCATTGTCGTAGTAATAGTTCTTCGATTTTGATAGCAAGAAAATATATTCATGCGCCTTGGTGCAACGATCACGAACTGATTCGGGCATGGGGTTTGGTTTGTGCCAGATAATATCTTGACGTAGATACCAACCATCAGCACGAAGTGCAAAGGCAAGCATCCAAGGAATACCAATCAAGTCTTTTTCTTTCAGACCTTCAAGTTTGTTTCCTCTTCTTGCACATGTCTGCGGTAAGTCTTGATCGTTACTAGCAACAGATTGTTTTACCAATGCTTGACCTTTACCAGGTCTGTAGTTGTAATAGCTGTCACCAATGTTAACCCATATCACACCGTCATCAGCAAGGATTTCTCGAACATGTCGAAAGACATCAACCAAATTCTCAATGAATTCTTCGGGTGATTCTTCAAGACCTATCTGACCTGAGTGACCATAATCACGTAGACCATAGTACGGTGGACTTGTGATGCAAGTTTGTACCTTCACACCTTCAGTTGCCCACCGTGCCATAGTCTCACGGCAATCTCCGAACTCAATTTTGTTCATAATATAAAAGTAAAAAGATTAATCTTTTTGGTTCAGTGTCGCAACGACCTCAAGATAGGGTTCTTTGACATGCCAATCAGTACCATTGACACCAAAGATAACTGTACGCATTTGGAGTTTAGCATTCTCATCTGGTGTGATCAGTTCAAAAACTGATGCAACGATGTCTGAGTTGATGGCGATTGATTCACCTTCGAATGCTGCTGATGCATTTGTAAACATTTTCATTGCCATGATTAAGCCTTTTCAAATTTGGAACCAGCTTCAGTTGCAACCCAATACTGAATGTTGGAAGTTTTATGTTTAAAGTGTGAGATTCCTTTAGAAGAAATCTTGACCTCATACCCACCAGAAATCATTTTAAAGTTTTCAGTTTTAAATATCATGCGATACTTATCACCATTACCTTTAGTAATCTGTAGAGAATCAGTGTGTTTAGAATCATCTGTCAAGTCTAATGTTGACACAAAAATCTCAGTGCCATCAGATTCAACAACAATATGTGGTGACGATAAAACATTTGCTGCTCTCATGATCCAATCAAAATCTTCTGCTGATAATTCAAATACGATTTCAGGATCAGGAACAGCCAATTGTTTTTCTGGTGGAACAGTAATCATACTAGGCGCACAGAAACGATACTTGATCTTGCTGCGACCTTTCATACCAGAGATAAGAACATTGTTATCTTGGAAGTCTAGGTTCGTATCATCTTTATGTAACGATAGGACAGTAAGAAAATTATTCAGATCAAATACACCAAACTCTGTTGGGATTTCTTCTGAAATTGTTGCTTCAGCCATCACATTCTTTTGGTTAGATACTGTACGAAGTGTCTTACCTTTTTTGAAGAGAATGCCTTGATTGATTGAAGCAAAGTTCTTCAATACAGTTAACGTGTCGTTGGACAGTTTCATAAATTACTCCATGATTAAAATTATTTTTCACTTGCTGAATACACTATATCATGTTCATATAAAAACATCAAGCAACACAGCGCATGTGCTAAATGATGTTTACCAGATTCGGGATCAATTGTTTCACCTTCTTTGAATGCCCACATGTGTCGTTGGGCTGCATCAAAATATCGGTTTAATGAATCTGGAACATGTTTCCAATTATCTGGTTCATATTTCTCGGCACCGAAAGTCAGAACATCAGCAGTCGCTTTGAGTGCTAATGGTGGTAAAAGACCATAACGAATTTTACCACCATCAAATTTACGACCACCTGTTGTTGCTGTTTGAGATGCCTTGATAGCATCCTTGCCCATTACAACCTACCAGTATACTGTGCAACCGCTGGCATGTTACCAGTGAATGCATAGGTACCGATGTGTTGAGTCTTCATCCAAGGACACAGATAGATTTGACCACCCATCTTACGCCACATCTGACAGAACATATAATCTTCTGATAGATAACGCTCTGAACCACCACCAACGATAGAATCTTTACTATCAATAACGGTATCGAAGTATGCGTGAATGTAACGTGAACCATCAAAGTGTTGTTGACCAACATGATCAGGTTTGTATCGAATGGTTGGATACTCTACCGCCATCTTGTCAAACACTTCACGCTTGATCATCATGTGACCCGTACCAATTTCCATTACCTCTAATGGTTCTGAAACTTGGAACTGCTGTGTGCCTTTAACAACGTTGAACACGTATTCGCCAACCAGATTCTCAAGTTCTTTGGGATTCAAGTCTGGATTTTTACGTGCAGTCTCGGCAATGTTATTCCAGTTGATGGATTTCTTTGGGTATGGACCACCGATAACATCTTTGTCGAGTGCCATTAGTGCGACGATATCATTCGGATCAAAGTGGATGTCCGAATCGATGAACAACATGTGTGTGAAGTCTGTGCGTAGGAATTCATCTACAAGGTAATTACGTGCCCGTGTGATGAGTGATTCGTTGAATAGGAAGGAGAACTTTACTTCGATGCCATAACGCATCATGACGGTTTGTAGATCGAGACAGGACTTGACGTACAATCCATGTGACATTCCACCATACATCGGGGTGGCCACGAACAATTTATTCTTTCTCAATTCCTCAATGTTTACCTGAATTTGCATAATTTACCCATAAAAAAGTGAAGATACCCTGTATATATGTATCTTCACTTTGAAGTATGACAATTCGTTACAGCAATGTCAATACTTTTTATGGGTTTTTGTTTACTTTTTAAAAAGGTTCTTCTACCGAAACCTCTGGTGTTTTGGGTACCTCAGTCAGGGATTCGGCGGTAGCACCTGCATCAATTTTGGTATACAAATCCATGAAAGAGATTTTAGTATCTGTATCAAAACGATTCAGACTGTATTCAATCGCTTTCATTTTGCTGCCAAAGATACCATAGGTCTTTACAATGTGTACCAACCTACGAGTCGAGATAACTTCATCGCAGCCACCTTCAGCAAAAGTACGACGAGTAACATCTGCCCATGTAACAAGCTTCTGAGCAAAGTCATCATCAGTTTTATCAACTGATGAAAGTTCTTTAGCAACAATCTTTTGTTCGATCTTTGCAGGTGGCCAATCTTGTTCAAACGTATTTGGAAAACGTTCCAAGAAAGCTTCGTTCAATACATTCGTAAACATATAACGACCATCATCAGAACCTTTACCTTTGGTATTTGCTGTAGCAAACACAGTAAAACCCGCAGCAGGTTTAACCAATTCATTTTTCTTTTTCAGAAGAAATGGTTTACCTTCAAAGACACGTTGCAGTGCTGACAGATTGTTTGAACCATAATCGATTTCATCGATACAAAGAACAGCACCTTGACGAGCAGCAACTGTCACTGGACCGTCACGCCATTCCATCTGACCGTTGATCAACACAAAGTTACCAAGCAAGTCACCTTCATCAGTATCGGGAGTCATTGATACGCAAACAAACTTACGATTGAGTTTGGCACACGCCTGTTCAATCGACATTGTTTTACCGTTACCAGACTGACCAGTAATGAATACCGGAAAGAACTTCTCTGATTTGATAATAGAAACCACATCATCGAAGTTACCAAAAGGAATGTAGTTATCGTAAACTTCTGGCACCAAGTTTTCTATTTCTAGATCAGTGACAACATTAGTAATACGATTCTCTACAGCCTTTGGTTGGGTCATAGGAATAACTTGTGCCACCATATTGATACCCGCAGCAACATCAGCATCAAATACATTAGGAACCTTGTACATACCACGACCAATACGATTGGCATCATCTTTGGTAAACCATTGCGGCAACGGTACACCCGCAGAATCTGCTATGTCTTTAACTTCTTGAAATGTAACTGTTGATTTATTAGTAGCCATCAACGCTTTAAGAAACTTCTCGCGGATTTCAACTCGACTTGTCATAATATAAACTCCCATTCACAATGTACAGCCATTATATTTGATAAACGGTAAACTGTCAAGCACCAATTTACCGTTGTATTTTTACCACTTATACTGTTATCAACCCGATGAACCGTGATACCAGAACACGATTGATTTGTCGTGTCTTATTATACTTCATAAATGCTTTGGCTAGGTTTGTAGCATTTACTTTAGCAGGTGCTTCAAATTCATCATCAGATACCGCCAACGAGTTACCCGCAGGTATGATAAAGAAAGAATTGTAACCAGTATTAGTTGATTCCAAAAACTTTTCTTTACGCAAAACTCTAGCATATCTATTCACTGCATCAGATAAGCCAATAGTTTTAGGATCACTACGCAATGCATTCATCTCTTTATTAAACAACCTACGGCGTAATGCATTCTTTAAATAGTTTTCATCTGCAAGAAAGAATCCAATAACTTTAGTGTCAGTTGTTTTAGCTAACCATTCTGAGATAGCCCAACGTACACCATCACCATTCAAATCATCATGCTTTACTTTAATTTGAATTTTGTTTTTCTTATCATTGATAAAAACATTCATCCAACCAGTAGCAAAACCATTATGTCCTGAACCAACATTATATGTGGACTCGACTTTATCGGCATCACCATCATGAATGATTACTGTGTTCACAATATCTAAGTTATTCTTTTCCCTAAACTTTTCAATCAAAGGCTTGACAGCAACCAAAGATTCAGTCATTGGAGTATTTGATAATGCTTCGGCTGCGGTACGATAAAAATGATTTGCTTTCCAGTTACCCTTGAACGTAGTCATCAATGCCAAAATATTTTTAACTGCTTTCAAGAACTGAGCATTACCCATATTGGAATTCAGGTACTCACGCAAATAAACATTACTAAAAACCAGTTCATTTTGTTTATCTGTAAAGCATTTCACGTGACCATCTTCATTTGGAAAATCACATACTCGTCCAACCGCACTATCACCATAACCATAAACGGTAAACGGTATGTTAACTTTGCGGCAGAACATAGACAGAATCAGAATTTGTTCAAGTGATGCTGACAAGTTACTCTGCATAGAACCAGACTTGTCCAACAACAAAACCAGACCGTGGGATTTACCTTTGGGTACACGCATAATCTTTTTGAAGATGCTATCGTCCAGTTGGTATTTGTAAATTTTATTTACATCAATATCACCAGTGGATGCAACCTTTGCTTTGGCATATTTACTTGCGGCTTTACGCATCTCAAATTCTTTGGCAAGCAAACCAATATAACGTTCATTCTTTTTACGGAACTGTTCATATAATATTTTAACAACATTATCATAATCAGAACACTGTTCTTTAAATGATTGAGTAAGGATTTCCTGAACACGTGTTACTGGAGTAACAATGTTCTTTAAGATTGGTGTGGGCAATTCAGCGTAAAAATATGTACGTGATTTAGCATCCAACAATTTCTGTTCGTTCTTGCGAAACTCATCATCAGTTTCACATACTGGTTCGAAATCGTCATGGGAAGCTTCGGAACGTTTATCCCGATTGATTTTGTTGCCATCATCACCTTCTTCATCATCATCTTCACTATCACCTGGCTCACCTGGCTCACCCCGACCAAATTCTTGATCGGATTCTTCACCATCGTCATCAGACTCACCAGATTTGGTACCAGTTTCATCACCATCGGAATCTTCAATGAAGTATTCTTGTGAGAATTGTTTCATTTTACTTTGTTCATCTTTGGAATAGTTCCAAATTTCTTCAGTAACTCTGAGAACATCTTCCCATGTTTCACAATCTTTAACTTTCTCCACCAACTCTTCTTCATAGTCAGTGAAGTTAATATTTAAAGTGTAATCAGATTTTGTAAGTATGTTAAGTCTATCAATGAAAGGTAGTTCATCTAGGTTACGATCTTTGATACCAAAGAAATCACGAACCATCAAATTCTCATAACCACGAATGAATGAAGAACGCAAACCTGGATACTTACGTTTGATTTTCTTTTCGATACGTGGGTCTTCAATTACATTCAAAAAACTTTTGTACTTCTGACCGCGATCACATACCGCAGTGTGCCAACCATCTGCTGGAGTATATAATGCGTGACCAACTTCGTGACCCATCAAGAGATCATAGAGACTACCAGACATATCTTCCCATATAGGGCATGTTAGTACCCGTGTTATAGGATGAAATGATGCTGTCTGTGCTTTGGTATGTTGAACTGTGATGTTTTCAGTAGCCATTAGTTTGGCTAACTGAGATTTTTGCTGCGAATTTGGTGTGATATCCATTTGTCTCTCCGTTGAATACACAACAATTCTACAATAAGGTCACCAAAAATTCAAGGTAAATGATTATTGTTGCAAAAATACAACACTATTTACGAGTTCGTTGTATCTTTTTGATAATTTTTACTTGCTTTTTCTTTGCCATTTGTAATGCTACTGGCTTAACATAGTTAGTAAAACGTATACCATTCAGGTGATCTAGTTCATGTAGGAAACATATCGCACTCACACCCTGAAGTTTACCTTCTTTAACTACGCCAAACTCATCTATATATTCTACCTCAATCCATTCAGGTCTTTCGATACCCAAAAACAATCCAGGATATGATAAGCATCCTTCTTTAGCTTTTATTTTTGTTTCCGATTGATTAACAACTTTAGGATTGATGCATGTCATTTGGAATTCGTCTGTACCAATAACAAACATTCTTTCAGAGACACCACATTGATTAGCAGACAGACCTAGACCAGCATATAGTTTCATGGTCATTCGCATACGCTTGGCTAACGTAACCAACGCTGGATTAGGAAACTCACCAACGTATTCTGGCATAGCCTTTTGTAGCAGTGGAAAGTCTTCACCATAGATTGGTAGTTGATCAATCTTTTCTGTTGTCTGTATACCTGCACTGGTATCAATCGTTAATATCTCACTCATTTTACCACCTTTGAAAAGTTCTTTACCTTTTGAAATTTAATAACATTTGTAAACTTGTCTTGTAGGATATCACCCTTATGACTAATCACAAACAGATTAACATCCTCCAATGAATGCAGAATGCCCATCAGTTTCTCTGTGCCTGTGGTATCCAAAGATGAATCAAACACTTCATCCAGTATCAATAGATTAGTGCTGGATGAGTTCTTTAGTTTTGCAACTGCTCTCCATGTCAACATCAATGCCATATCAATACGTTGCTTCTCACCCTCAGAAAAATTATGGTATGAGAAATCATCTCGGTGTCTGGACTTGATTGTTTCTTTAAATGATTCATCCAGATTAAAGTTCACAAAGAAATCCATCGATGATAAGTACATGTTGATCAACTTATTAATTACTGGTAAGTATTGTTTGATGATCTTAGTTTTAATTCCAGAATCTTTTAACAGGACAGCGGCTGCATCAAAGTATGACTTCTCATCTCTCAGAAGAATTAGTTCATTAGCAATAACTACTATCTGTTCCTTCAACTCCTCAAGTTCTTTTGCTGCGTTCTCATCTTTGATTTGTTCTTGTTGTAACAGTTCAAGTTGTTTCGTTAATGTGTTGATAGTATTACTAACGCCAGTAATAGAAGTATTAGTAACTGCCAGCTTGGTACGGAGATCATATAGTTTTTCCTCTTGCTGATCCAATACATCAAATAAACTTTCTTGTTCTTTTAGTTTGTCTTGGAGTTCTCGTTGTCCCGTCGATAGTTCCAACTCTTTACTGGACAGTCGCTGAAACTCCCCTTCCTTAAACTCCACGGTAATGGCTTGCCTACACGTTGGGCAATCCTCATTGTGTTCAAAAAAATGTTTATCCATTCCCACTTTGGATATTTTTTCTTCAATTTGAGATTCAATTTTTCTAAACGATTTGATCTTCGCATCAACTTTATTTTTCTCTGCCACGGAAACGGTAAGTTCTTCAACCTGTTTTCCCAAGACATCAGCCGATTCATATAAGGTTTGTAAGGCTTTCTTCTGACTATCAATCTGATCAACATGGTCTTTCACCCTCACTTCAATACTTTGATTGGTATTATCAAAATGTTCTTTCTTTATATCATATCTTTGTTTAAGAAGTTCCAGTTCATTCTTTTTAATAATTATGTTATCTTTATTGCCAGATGACCTAGCCTTCACCAGACTATTCATACTGGAAAAGATTTGAATGTCTAGCAGGTCTTCGATGATTGCTCTACGATCACCAGCAGACAATTGCATGAATGGAACAAACGATGCTGAACCTAGAATAACAATCTGAGTAAACGATTTAAAGTCTAGCTTGATAATGAATCGTTCAAGATATTCTTGATAGTCTTTCGTTGCTGCATCTTGATTTAAAAGAACACCATCCTGATAAATCTGGAAGATGTTTGGTTTGATACCACGGATAACTTTATATTCTTTATTACCAATCTGGAACTCTACCTCTACCAGACACTCTTTATTATTGATTGAGTTCAGTAGTGTAGGCTTATTGATATTACGAAATGCCTTACCGAATAAAGCAAAGCATAATGCATCAAGCATCGTTGATTTACCTGAACCATTTGTTCCAACAATCAATGTGTTTGGGTTGGCATCTAGTTTAGTTTCAATAAAATAGTTACCCGTTGAAAGCATGTTCTTCCAACGTAATGTTTTAAATTTTATCATTCAGAATCATCATGGTTTATAGCTTCAACATACAGTTCACGCATTAATGTTTTCAGCTTATCATTCTCAACAGGTAGTTTGAGATTATCAATGTACTTAGAAAGAATAGTTATAGTATCTTCTGCCTGATCAATGATGTCCTGATCATTAGTTTCGGAATCATCACTGAAGTCTTCTACAATAGTAATGTCTGTGACATCAGCTTTATATAAACTTTCAATTACAAAATCGAATAGAAATGGATTATGTTTTTCTACAACAACAACTTTGACATAACAATCTTTGTACACACTGTAATCAAATGTGCGCCACTGTTCGGCTATGTTTTCTAGGCTATCGTTGTAATTAATCTTACGGAAAATTCTATGGGGGTTGCGGAAGAATTCTAGTTCACGGGTATTCAAATCAAAGATGTGAAACCCACGCATGTCATCATAATCAGACCATGTGATTTCACCAGGCGTACCAACATAATAGATATGTCCGTCACTGGAACGATGATGGAAGTGACCAGTAAGAACCATATCATACTTGGATAATAAAGTACGGTCTAAACCTTCATGACAAATGACACCTCGTTCCATTTCAAAACCTGAAATTTCGAAATGACCAAAACAAATCTCTGAACGACTTTGTTTTACTTTATCAAAGATATCATCTTGGTTACTATCGCATAGCCAAGGTATAATATCAACATTAATCCCGTCAAAATCAACTGTATTAAAAGAATTATATACAGTAACGTTACCATATTCCCCTAGTAATAGTTCTGAAGAGTTAACTTCTAGTGTATTTTTAAATGCAATGTCGTGATTACCCAATAGGGTTATCAGTTTGATATCATATTCTTTAAGCTTATCAAAGAAGTATTTTCTAGCTAAGTGTAAAGAATTGAAGTTGATATACTTGCGGCGATCAAATAAATCACCTAGCTGAACAACGGTTTTAATGTTGTTCTCTAATAGATATGGGAAGAATGTAGTCGTATAGAACTTCTCATAGTATTTATGAAAATCCAACGAGTCATTTCGCATTCCAAAATGGGTGTCACCAAGAATAGCTATTTTCATTATGCTATTCTACATCATCTTGAATAAAGTTTTCAAGTCCTTTTGCGGTTTTAGTCTTCTTTTTCTTCTTATTTTCTTCAAAGTTAAAGATAAACTCAGAGATGTTGTCATAAAGTTCAAACTGTTTCATGTTGCCGTTCTCATCTTCATACATCTCCCCCTCATCCAGTAGACCAAACTGTTGGGTGGCTTTATACTTTACATATAATTGTTTCTTCTCCCGCATGATCCTACGGAGAAAGGCATAATATATAATTTGGGTAAAGTAGGCAAATGGATTCTTGCTTTTACTTGGATCAAAGTTACGGAAATACATGATACAGTTCTCGACCCCATCAGATATCATCTCATCACGGTAAGTGTAGGAAATGAAGTTGGGTTTCCGCGATAGGTGTTCCGCTATCTTTAGGAAACACTCGCCGATGTAATTGGGAATGTTGGGGTCTGGTTGGTTTTCCGCTTTTGCCTTGGCACAATCATCCCGATATTGGATAAGAGCCACCAGAAAATCGGCGTTGTTTACATAATGATTAGATGCCATTGTTTACCTTTTTTTGTCTGCCTATTGACAACCTTTCGACGAGTGGATAAAATGCCTTTGTTCCAAATAAAATTATCTTATATATTACCGTATATGTTATTCTTAATCATCTTATAACCTTTAAGTAATTCTTCAATACCAAAATCAAGATCGTACATTGGTTCAAAACCAGTAGCTTCTAACTTAGCATTAGAGACAATGTAGTTCCGCTGATCAGGGTCTTTCTTAATCTCACCTTCCACAACAGTAAAATTAGGAACATGTTTCTTAATTACTTCACACAGTTCCAGCTTAGAAACATTAGCAGTTGAAAGTCCTACGTTGTAGATTTCACCCTTCATCGTATTGAAGTTATAAATTGCATGGATGAAAGCATCACACACATCACGGACATGGATGTAGTTACGTTTAAAATGTCCTTCAAAGATAATTACATAACCATCATTGACAGCACGGTAAGTTAAATCATTTACCAACAAATCAGTACGCATACGTGGAGACATACCAAACACAGTAGCCAAACGGTAACTGATCGAGTTCTCACGTTGCATCAACATCTCTTCTACCTTAACTTTATCTATAGCATACTTGGAGATAGGATTAAGCGGAGACTCTTCAGTACAGAAATTATTCTCATCACCTGAACCATATGCTGAATTGGTAGTAGGCATAATGATTCTTTGTTCTTTAGATACTTTATCCAGCATCATAAAGATTGCTTCTTTGTTTGTAGTATCTGCACCAACAATATCTTTATTACAAAGAGGTGCACCCACTAAAGCAGCCAAAGGAATAATCACATCAGCATCTTTTAACAAAGGTTGAATGTGAGCCATGTTACGGATGTCACCGTTGACTACATTAAATCCAGACCTAGAACAAAGATGATTCAGGCTGGATTGTTTATACATAAAGTTGTCGAGTACAGTTACTTTAAATCCTAAATCCAAAAGAAATTCTGTTAAGATAGAACCAATGTATCCTGCACCACCTGTCACTAAAATGTTTTCCATGTTATACCTTATTCAATACGTCAGTTATTTCTTTGATTGCAATCTTAGATAATGTTGGATAGTTACCCACATAGAAACTATAAAAATGCATGTGATCTGTGTTAGGATAATTCTTGTAATGATCTTCAGGAACAATACCTTTTAGATATGGTTGACGAAGTTGATTACCACCACCAGCAGAACCACGACGAAACTCAATCTCATTATCACGCATCTTATTCATCAACCTTTGAACAAACTCTTTGTTTGCATACTCAGGTTGTAGAACAATATTGAATGCATAGTTACTGCAACCAACTAAACGAAAATCTACTTTGTATTTCTTTTGATCTAATTTAGATAAAAATTCGAATAGATTTTCATTACGAATCTTAACATTTTGATCAAGGTATTTCAACTGATTCTGTCCTAAAATCCCACCTATTTCTGTGTTGCGTACATTGTATGCAGCAAACGCAAAGATGAATTCTGGATTCAATTCTGGATATACTTTCTGATAGTTCTTTATCATCGGTTCCGAACCACATTCACGCACCATACCATGTGAACGAAGCATACGAATTGTGTGATAAACATTCTCATCGTTGGTACACACCATACCACCTTCAATCGTAGACATATGATGAGCAAAGTAGAATGAGAAGTTAGACATCCACCCCCACGAACCTAACAATTTACCATTATGTGTAGCACCATGTGACTCACACACATCTTCAATTAATGGAATGTTTCTGTTTAATAATTCAGTTACAAGTTTATCGGATAGGCAATCAAAGCCTTGTGCATAGGTAATAAACACAGCACGTGTCTTGTCCGTAATAGCGTCAATGATCTTATCAGTGTTCATGCCAAGAGTATCTAAATCGATATCTACAAATACAGGAGTGAAACCACATTGAATGATGGAAGCAATGTCTGATACCCATGTGAATGGTGGTACAATAACTTCACCGCCTTCTGGATGTTTGATCTTGAGCATAGCCATCGAAAGAAGATTAGCTGAAGCACCTGAGTTGACAAACACAGAATACTTTACACCTAACCATTTGCTCCATGCCTCTTCAAAAGCACGGCATTCTGGACCGTTAGTTAGTTTGGGATTGTCTTTCTTTAGATGTTCGATTACCAAATCTAAATCTTCTCTGGAAATATTGTCACTCATCAATGGGTACTTCATAATCACCTCATAATAATTTTGGAACCCTCATAGTCAAAACTGAACGGTATCCATACGTTAATTTGTTTTAATGCATCTTTAATCTTTTGATGTGCATCTGGTGGTGCAAGGAACATAAAGAAACCACCACCACCTGCTCCCATCAATTTGCCGCCGTATGCTCCCGCTTGTATTGCAGCATCGTATATACTATTTATGTTGCTATTTGAGACGCTATCTGTGAGAGTCTTTTTATAGTTCCACTGCTCTTGCAGTAGCAGACCTATATCTTTGATTGAAGAACTGGATTCGTGCTCGAATACTCTGAGTGCTTCAAGGGTAAGTTTTTGCATAGCCTCAAGCGTTTGAACTGACTTACCTTCTTTGATGGAGTCAACTTGTTTCTTTGCTTGAACTTCAGATAGTCTACTGATGCCAGAAAATCCTAACATAATATGTTGTTCTAAATCTTCAACATAATGATCAGGTATTCTTAGATCACGAACTTTAGTATTAGCACCAGACAATTCAAGAACTTTAATGCCACCATATGCTGCCATGATTTGATCTTGAACTCCTACAGATTCACCAATGATGTTCTGTTAATATCAATTGCTTGTAATGCTAGTTCATGTACAGTAAGTGGTTTACCAAGATACGTTTGAAGAGCGTTGATTAATCCAACAGTAAATGAAGAAGATGATCCAATGCCAGAGCGAGCAGGAAGATCACCGTCATGAGTAATAGAAATACCATTAGGCACCTGTAAATGTTTTAAACATGCACGTACAGATGGATGTTCTATCTCGTCAAATGTAGGTACACTTTCTATTTTGGAATAGATGACACGGTTAACATAATCAAAGTAAGGTGGCAGTCCTTTCACACTGATATAGCAATAGTTTGCCATAGCAGCAGAGATTAACTTGGTCGGATTGGATACAAACCAAGAAGGATAGTCTGCACCGCCACCAAACAATGATAAACGATACGGTGTTCTAGAAATTATCATTCAATGTTTTTAGGATACTGTCTTTGTTCAATCCTAATTTGTTGAGTAGATATTCCCTACCACCATTTTCATACACATACATTTCAGGTATGGTAATCGTTTTAATCTTTTTTAGAATGTCAGCATCAGCACATGCTTCCATTACCGCAGCACCAAGTGAACCGGATGGTGTCTGTTCATCAATAACAATAACACCTTTGGCAATGCTGATAGCATTCAATAGAGTTTTTGGAAATGGTTTAGCATGAATCAAATCAACACCAAAAATCTTTTCTGGCTGTTCATCATATGCTTTCTTAACCACATGCGCCATCTTACCAGAACCAATAACAAGTACCTTGTCTTCAGTAACTGTATCACTCATGACACGATAGTCTAGATCATTTATAAAATTAGTTACTTCTAATTCTGGTTGGTCGTGGCGGTCAAAACGAATGTAGCACAACTCTGGTTTATGTAATAGTTTCTTTGCCAATCGTGTTGCAGTTCCAGCATCTGCGGTGGTATAAATGTTGCAGTTGATAATAGAACGCAGACACGCAAAATCTTCTGTGATGTAGTGAGTTGGACCAGCATCAGCATAACCAATACCAATACCTACTGACATGATACAGATAGGTAAGTTCATCATACTTGGACCAGTTTTGATCTGTTCAATAGCACGAAGAGAAATAAATGGTGCCATTGCATAGCAGAATACTTTCTTGCCTTGCAGTGCCAGACCTGTGGCAATATCAATCATTGCCTGTTCAGAAATACCACAGTGAATAAAGTTCTCTGGATATTTTTCACGCAGCACATCTAATGCTGCTGCACCAAAGTCAGCAGATAAAAAGTAAATGTCTTTATCTGTCTCTAACTTCTTAGTAATTTCTTCAATAAAAGCATCACGCTGTAGCATCATTAATCTCCTTACGGCACTGTTCAATTTGTTCTGGTGTAATAGCTTGCATGTAATGCCACTCAGGTTTATTCTCCATCAATGAGAAACCTTTACCTTTGACTGTATTACATAAAATAATTTTTGGTTGATATGCTACTGCATCTAAAGCAGCAACAATTGATTCTGGTTCGTGTCCATCAACTGAGTATAAATCGAATGGAAACCCTGTTAACTTTTCACGGATACTATTGAGCATTAGGCAATCATCTGTCTTACCAAGAATGATAAGGTTATTGATGTCAATGAAGATGGTCATGTTTTTTATTTGACGGTGAGCAACAAAAAGCAATGCTTCCCATGTTGAACCTTCATACAGTTCACCTTCAGAGATGACTGTGTAGATGTGTTGATCTGGATTTGCAATTGCCATACCTGCACCAACACCAACACCATGTCCTAACGAACCTGATGTCATATCAATACCAGGAATGGAAATGTTACCGAAGACACGAAGACATGATGGTAATCCTTTACCCCAATTGTCCCAATCTTCTTTTGGTAGAACCCCAAAGTGTTTTAGTATAGGATATAATGCTACTGTGGCATGACCTTTACTAATCAATACTTTGTTGTTGAATTTGTTTTTACTATGATTGAAGTTCATATAACCACCATGATATAAAGTGGCTACGATATCAAGCATTGAAAATGTAGAACCTGGATGTCCTTGTTCCACTTCCACAAACTTCTCAAACAATTCTTTGCGGTATTCATTAGCAATCTTTTTTATAAAACCTAATTCATGAGAATCCATTATCAATCTCCAAGTAACTTGCGTTTCAATTTAATCTGCGACATTTCTTCAATGTTTTGGCGTGAATCTAAACCAAACTTTGTCTCTACCAAATCTAAGAATGGTTTGTGTGAGAAGTATTTGTGCCATGCCTCATCACGGAACTTTAAAACTTCAGGACCAGTAAGAGTTTTGGTACGCAGTGGTCTGCAATCGTATGATAAAAAAGCATACTCTTCAAATGTTTGGGGCAGTTCCCAATCGTTTGCCATAGCATCACGATGTAAAGCAGAACCTGGCAATGCCATTGCAGCATAGAAGTTTGCATGTTCACAATTCAACTCAAGTGCAAGGTCTAAAGTCTCTTGCATAGTTTCATATGTATCTTCAGGGAATCCAAACATGTAGTTACCAAGAATATTGATGCCAGCATCTTTGATATCTTTTACAATTTCATAGATGTCCACATCTTGAAACTTACCCTTCTCAATCTCAAGGCGCACATTACGGTTACCCGCTTCAATACCAAGACACAACCAATTTACCCCTGCTTTTTTAAAGAGTTCAAGTTGATCTTTACGTACAGAATCTACACGTGCATATGCCCAAATGTTAAATTTGATACCTCGTTGAACCAGACCTTGTAGAATAGGCACATAATATTTTTTATTCAGGAAGAACATTTCATCAGTCAGGCGCAGTGTACGTACACCAGACTCCCAAAGATACTCCAACTCTTTGAGCATCAATTCAGGTGACCAGAAACGCATACCTCTTGAGTCTGATGCAACAGCAGGATCAAATGATGTACGATTCACAATGTTAATCATGCAGAAACTGCAACCAAATGAACAACCTAATGATGTGTAGATGGCAGCAAATGGTGTGCGACCTTCATCTTTAAAATAGTTGTGCCAATAATGAGCACGATACTTGTCTAATAGTTTACCGTTGGATGGTAGTAAGTCCCATGCATAACCTGGCATTACGCGATCCATATCAGCAGTCTGTACAAGTCTACCTGACGCACCCTTTGCAGGTAACCCATTCTTCTTGTATACCAAACTGGATACTTTATCCAACTCATCTTCAAGATTTGTTTGAAGTAATTCTAATAAACCATAGACACCTTCATTGATGAACACAAAATCAATAAAGGGAAAACTAATTGTTTCATATGGCATAGCAGATGCATGTGAACCAATGAATACAATTTTGATATCGGGATGTGATGCTTTGAGTTGTTTAGCAAGAGCAGTAGCACCGATCATCATCGTGGTGCCAGAGTTTGGATTTTGTCCATAGAGAACAAAGACTGCTAATCTAGATTTGGTTGCAGCAATCTTATCTGATGCAGTCACATCATCACATGGTTCAGCATCAAAGTCCAAGATACATGGGTCGTAACCATCAACACGAAGTGCACTTGCTAATAACAGTGCCCACGTTGGAGGTTCAATTGCTGCATATTTGTTTGCTAAACCTTGATATGCTTTGGCAGCACTGCTTGGTATAACAAAAGTTACTGTCTCACCACCCATAATAAATCACCTTTTTAATGTAATGTTCTGTTCTTTATTTCTTCTATGTATTGAGTTAGTTCTTCCATACTAAATGCTTCTGATTCTTCTTCCGCATCCGACTCTTCTTGCTGGTCTTTAAGAAGTTGTTCAATCATTCCTTCCGATTTTTCCATCTCAATTAAAGTTTTAGTAACTAAATTATCATAGTATTCAATCATTGAATCTTTAGGTTCAATAATAGTAACGATGTCTGTGTTGTATATCAGGGCACTATTATCTTTAATCAATTCAACGGGTAGCCAAGGCATCATCATCAACACAGTCTGACCTGTGGGCATACGACGATAGATTAATCTCATTGGATCAGCAAGAAGAACTGTCTCTTCTTCATCTTCACCTATCATAGATGCCATGACATCTTCACCAGTTTGCATTCTTATAATTTTTACATTATGCATCTTTGACCTCTATGTTGTAGAATTTATATTTGAACTTTTCTTCATCATATATTTTAACTCTTTCAATGAAGTGTTTCAATGTAAAATTCACATGCTTACCTACACGAAAATCATCTGCAATATCAAACAGTACAGCTTCCTTTTTATTGTCACCTATTCTAAGTCCACGACCAATTGATTGTAAGTTACGTACTCTGGATTTGCTTGGAGAAGCAAAGATAACGTTGTGTAAGTTTCTAATATTGACACCAGTACTAAAAGTACCATAAGACGCAACAATAATTGCATTGTTTTCTTTCTCCGTAATCTCTCTAACTGACTCACGAATCTCTACATCAGTACCACCATAGACAAAAAATACATGGCGGTTTTTTGCCTTCTCAGCGATCATAGAATGTAATTGTTTACCATGTTTCTCAACCAACTGAAACAGTACTAAAGAATTACCCTCTAAGGATAGAACTAGATTACGAATGAACTCATTTCTTTGCTTGCTTCTTACTATATATCCTATCTCATTTAGATAGTCCCACGACTTAGATTCTTTACAAATAGCCTCAGAGTATTTTAGAACCAGGCATTTGATTCTGAAATCTGCCAACTGTTTATTCTCAATTAGTTCAGATGTAGTTGTGGATTTAAATACCGGACCAAACAATCCTTCCAGAACTAACTTGTGGGTCTGTGTACCATCCAATGTTCCTGTACAACCAATACGATATGATGCATTGGTCAACCCTGTCATAATCGTAGTCAAAGACTTGGCTTTGAATAGATGAGCCTCATCCCCAAATACAAAATCAAACTGTTCAAAATATTCTGTGGGATTCTTATAGATAGATTGCCAAGTTGTTATGGTCAGAAACTTGTCAGAATCTTTATCTTTACCGGAGTATTGACGATGACAGAACTTATCAGAATCGTAACCGTAGTCTTTAAAGTCTTTGAACATCTGCTCAACCAAAGATGTTGTCGGAACAATAAGCAATCCTTTTTTGTGTTCTTGTTGTTGCAGATACCGAAGTATGATATATTGAATCAATGATTTGCCTGATGCCGTTGGTGATACCAACATCATTCTTTTCTCACGAACTGCACGGACAAATGCTTTTAATTGATAGTCTCTGACCTCATGTGGGAGAGATAATGAATCAACAAACTGTTGTGCTTCAACCAAAGAAAAATTTTCGGTGCAACTAATCTTTGAATCTATTTCTATTTTATAGTTTCGTTCCTCACAGAACTGTTGTATGTAAGGAACGACACCATGATAAATGGTAAAATATTTTAGATTAAATAATCTTATTTTCCCGTCCCATACTTTGGATTTATATTGCGGCATAAATTGATAACCAGGAACATAAAATTCAAAGTATGAAGATAGTTCTTGTGCTATACTTCTTTCACAAACACAATGTATAAAAGCTTCATTTTTTTTATGTAATATTATATCTGGTTGCATGTTTACAATTATTTAAATGCCATCGGTTTAAATTACCAATATTTGTTTTCTTCTTACAATGAGGGCATTCATAAATTAACTTATTAGTTTTTGCCATAGATTCTTTTCGCCATTCACTGTCGTAACCTTTTTTAACATAATTATTAATTAGCCATCTATCTTTGTAATCGGGATTATTTTTTCTCCAATTTTCCCAATATTCTTTTTTTATTTTTGATTGATTTGGATTAGAAACGCCCTTATTCCAAGCTTCTTGTAGACCTTTTTTTCCTTTATTGGGTGGTGGAATAAATTTACTATATTCTAAAGTAGATACATTTAATGGATTGTTCTTACACCACGCAGTGATACTAATGACGAATTCGTTATTTGCGTCTGAATAAATAGACATGCTGACATTCCTTTGCAATGTTAGAGTATGTGAGGGCTGCAACCCTGCGACATACACCTATTTATAATAATCATGCACCCTGTATGAATCTTTCCCAATCAATAAATGATTTTAATTCCCATGCACGATTATTTAACTCCTTCAAAATAGCATTACAGACATCAACAATCTCTTCATGAAGTAATTTACTTGCCAAATACTTGTTGATATCTTCATCTGATTCAAGGTAATATGAGATGTCAGCTTTTAATGTGAAAGGAAAAGGTTCCCACCCATGTCTCTTTAAATCATCATCGTCAAGTTTACCAGTATAGTATTCCCACTTTAACTTCTTCATTCTGTTGTATTTAAATTCAGCATCCTTGGCTTGAAGCCTGTGATGTGATAATATATTTAAATACTTACTGTGAAGTTTAGGGATTTCAATCAAGGCTTTGCCGGGTTCAGTTCTATCAATGATAGAATCGTTTGCCCACGCCTGTAATAATTCGTCAAGCTTACTCATTTCGAACCTCCTACACGGAGTTTATCACATAGTTTTTATTTTGTCAAGTACTTTTTATTAATTTTTCTACATTAAAATAGGTAAACCTAAATGTAGCGTCTGCGGTGATGACTGTATCTGGACTGTCTGTTGCACTAATTGTGAAACCAGACAAAGATATTGGGAAAAGATCAATGAAATTAATCTTAAAGTAGGGAACGTTTGATGCAGATAATAGTGTTACTGAACCATCAGAATACTGTGGCAGTGAAGACTTAGCTGCGACAGTAAACTTATTTAAGTTACCTAAGTTTTTATACTCTTCATATTCTGTTGGGAATGTCAAGGCACGTAACCAATCATGAACCTCCAACCAAGCTTTCAATTCCATGTCTACCAAGAATGTAATGTTCAAGGTATCATAGATTGCTTTTTCACCTGGGGCATACAACTCTACAAAAGGATTGTTTACCGGAATCTCAGATGTAGAGAGACCAGGTAACGTAATCATCTGGCAGAAGTATTGTATGTTTGGAATCCTAGAGAAGTTCAACTGAAACTTGTTCGGTTGATACATGTTAGGATTGGATGGATTTCTATTGAGTGCTGTCATATGTGTATTTATAAGCAAAAAAAGAGACACCCGAAGGTGTCTCTCTAAAGTCCACTCTTAACGGTGGTTTAATTTACATCAAGTTGGCAATACGGAATGCACGGTAGTAGTTATTCAACTGTGTATTCAGTGCGCCAAGACCTTGACCTGTACCTTCAGCAAAAGGATTAGCAACCAGACCGTAACGAGTCTTGAAGCCGATCTTAGGCTGGAATGTACCAGTGTCAACAGCACGAACCATTTGCAGAGGAACGTATGGGCAGTAGAAAATACCTGCGTCATAAGCATTCGTACCTTTGTAACCAACAACAGCAAACTCGGAAGTTGAGCCAGTTGGGAAGTATGGATCGATGTAGACTTTGATACGACCAAAGATAGTACCAGCAAATGTGTTGCCAGTATCATCAACAGTCAACGATACTTGACCTTGCAGAGCCGATTGATAATCGAGAATGCCAGCCATTGCCAGTGCAGATGCAACATCCGATGAACACATCATGATGTTACCTTTGCCACGACGAGTCAGCTTGGCGATTTGATTAGCTTCACGCTCAATTTGGAACGCCAAACCTTTGATCTTTTCAACCATCCAACGACCATTTGAGTCGGTGTCAAGGTTAAACACACCAGCAGTAGTTGTACCAGCTTGTGCGCCAGGCTTTGCTACTTTGTAGATTGTACGGATAACTTCACGGTTGATCTCAGCCAGAATTTCAGCAGACAAAATGTTTGCCAATTCAGTCTCAGCGTCCAGACCGTGAACTGCTTTCAAGTCTTGTGCAAGTTCCATCGAGTATTCAGCTTTCAAAGCACGTGTACGTGCAGTGACAGTTACTTTCTCGATTGAGAATGCCATTTCTTGGAATGTGTTACCAGCAGCACCGTCACCCAAGGCTTCAGCGGAACCAGTTGTCATTGCGCCAGTAGGAGCAGCGTTACCTGTGAACAGATAGTCGGTGGTGTTACCAGCAACAGTCATGCTCGAAGCAACGATAGCACCGTTAGCACCAGAGAATGCAGTGTTAGCTTCGTTGTAGAAAGCTTCAGTACCACCTTGCGATGCATACTTAGTACGCATTGCGAAGATCAGACCAGTAGGACCTGTCATTGGCTGAACGCCGCAAACGTCATACGCAATCAGATTAGGCAATGAACGACGAACCAAACTGATAAGGATTGGATCGAAACCAGCAACAGGGCCAGCAGCAGCAGCACCGCCACCGAAACCACCTGTACCAGCAAAGTTAGTTGGGGAACCTGCTTCGTGCAGAATACCAGCTTCTTTCATCATCTCTTGAGCTTGGTTCTCAAGAATGACAGCGGTAACAGCTTTACGATAGGGGTCTTTAATAGGAGCCAAGTCTGGATGATCCAGAACCGATGCCCACTTTTGTTGTGTATGTTCAGACAAATACATTTGTATCTCCTTGATTATTTAAATTTTTGTTTTCGAAATCGCTTGCGATACCATTGCGACATAAGGATCGGCAATCACTTTCTTGTCTTCGGTATCTTCAAATTGCTCTTGAAGATGTGATACACTTGCCTTCTGGATACCAGATGGGAAGTAATTCTCACGCAATGTTTCGAGTTTCTCTACAAACTCTTCCTCTGTGGAAAAGTCAACACTCTCTGCGAGTGATTTGATTTTCTCTACTTGTGTTGCGGTCAAACCGTCACATACTTCTACTGTCAATTGTTCTTTAATAGCTTCTGTCAAAGCCTTTTTATATTCAATGTTAGTTTCGATTTCTTCGTTCAACTTAGTTTCGAGGTCTTCTACTTTAGCAGCCAACTCTTCTACTAGGTCAACTTTGTCTTCGGGAACATTGATATAGTTTTCTGCAAACAGATTACGTAGACCCGCAATGAAGTCTTCAGTGATTTCAGAACGCAGACCGCTTTCGATAGCGATTTGATTCTCTTCCATCCACTGCTCTACTACGTAGTTCAGGTAGTCATCTACCTTCTCTGTCAGATCGGTTTTGATTGTCTCAACTGCTTCTTCGAGCATGTCGGCATATTGAGATTCGATTTCTTCTTGAATTTGTGCAACACGGTCTAGGACACGTGCTTCGAAAATTGTTGATGCTTTAGCTTTGAAGTCTTCCGAAATGGTAGAGTCATCGCCGAACAAAGAATCAACATCTTCTTTCATTTTTTTCTTCATCATCTTATATGCTTCTTCAACCGATTCTTGATCTTCATCAATCAACTCTTCGTCTTGCTCTTCATCTTCGCGCATGGTTTTCTTACCACCAGCAGGATGATTCTGAGTATCAGATGATGCGGCAGAAGGTTTAGTTGTAGGGGCAGTTGCAGACTTAGCACCTTTGGTTACATCGATTTTATTCGAATCATCCATAGGTTTAGAATCTTGAGGTGTAGGACCGCCCATGTCTACAGTAGTAGCACCTGGAAGTTTTTGCATTGGCATAGCAGGAGCGGAACTCTTGCTACCCGCAAGGATTTCTGCCGCTGCTTCCATGAGTTTGTTTGTTGCCATTGGATATCTCCTTATGATTTCTTATTTATAAATTTTAAAGTTTAGATAGGTAATTTTCAAACAGTTTGAGCGCAACTTCCTCTATCTGACGGGGAGATGCAGCACGAATTTGTCTCTTAGCGTTGTCAATATCCACTTCAACAAAACGACCTTCGACGAACAACCATTCTTTGTTTTCCATAATACCCTGAACAAAGGCACCTGGAGCCGATGGGTCAGCCACAATGTCTGCTGCTGTAGCTAAACGTAGATCATCCTGCACCAAGTTATAACCTTCTTTGGTCATGACAACAGAACCCATAGCGCGAGAAGATACACCAAGATTAACCCCTGAATCGATAAAGTTTTTAACAATTTGACCATACGGTGTCTCCAGTACAAGTGCTTTACCACGAAAGGTATTACCATCTTCTACAAGACTTACAATCTTATGTGACACACGTTCCAGATTCAATGACGGTGTATCGGGATGTCCAAGTTCACCAAGGGCACGATTAGTATCGATGTAATCTTTGGTGTAACGTGCCACTTCTTGGCGCAGAGTATCCATCTTATACATGCGGTTATTACGGTTGACTTCATCACCAACTAGAAACCGACCTTCAATGTACATGTTCTTTTTACCACTCTCGGTGGTTTCGGTAAGATACTTAACCTCTTCTATATGTTCTTTAATTAACTTCATGGAATAGAAACTCCTGTGTATGGATCAACATTATAAGTTGCAACCTTAGCAACTTCCATAACAAAAGTACCTCCAGTAGTAATGGTGATTACCATGCTACTACCGTTATTACTATTAATCGCGGCACCAAAATCATCAAAACGCATTTCACCTGCACTGTGTAGAGCAAGTAACGGGAAACCATTTCGTGAAAGAGTAATGCTGCCGTTGGTAGACCAAGAGATGCGTCTAATGTCGGCAGCAGATACTGTTTCGGTGGTTGCATTTGCTCTCAGATCAGTTAGTGCAATTGTGGCTGTGCCAGGATCGCATCCAGTGATA